CAGGGGAAGAGGCTAAACAACAACCTAATCCCATGTATTTTAGAAGTATTGATGTATGTCAGTACTACGCAAAACGCATACCCAGACAATATGGTAATTATGGTTCAAAGTATATGGTGCCCCCAGAACATAGGGTTACTGCATATTGTAAACCTGTCAGGGTTCAGGATGGCCCAAATATTTACGATCACTAAAAATTAGCAACGGCCGCAGCAAGAGATGCACTACTGTTGTCTTTTGTTGCAATAGGTATTGGAACAGTTTTGTCACCGCCCCCAGAACCACCCATGTTATTCTGATTGACTATAACTGTTGCATCTGCATCAGACTTTGCTTCTTGGGCGCCAGCAGTTGCCTGTGCAACTGTCTGTCCACTATTACTACCAACTGGTGCAAGATTAGTAGCGCCATACATATCACCGAATTTACTATCTGCCCATTTTAGTTTCTGTCTGGTTTTTTTGTATGGTGCGCTGGCATAAATTTCTTCATACTCTAAACTTCCACGATATTGATATCGGCCTTGCCTCTGGTTTGCAGGCAGAAGATAATTTCTTTCCTCAAATTTACCTGAACCAGAGAACTCACCGGCAGAGGAGCGTTTTGCCTGTTCTGCCTTAATCGCTTTTATATTCTCTTCACTAATATCTTCATCATCTAGGATTGCTTGCAACTGTGCGTCACTTGCCCCACCCAGTAGATTCTGATTAAGTTCAGAGTTGCCAATTAAGTCTTTATCATACAGTCCAGTTGCTTGGGCTTGATCCAGTGCAGACATAGATTTGAACTCTTCTGAGTCTTGATCTATATCTTTACCAAACAGGAAGTCAACTACTGTCTCTGGTAGTATTCCACTTGCAAGTCCTCGTACATCAATATCCAGTAGACTTTTGAAGAACTCACCAATCTTTGCAAATGTTTCGATAACAAACTCAGAAAGACGAAATGGTTTATCTGGATCACCAAATCCAAATATATCTTTAATTGCGTTAATGGCAAGATTAATTCCAGAAAATACTATGTCAAATAATGCCATTCCACCCTTTAGTAAAGTTTCCATACTAAAATCACCAGAGAAAATGGCTTTGATAGAGTCAATCACATCACCTACTGCCGCTGTGACAAATTTAAATAATGCAAAGTCACCAAACATTTCTTCACCAAGTGCAAATATTTCTTTGATTTTTGTAACTACATCATTTATTGCTCCAGTGATAAATGTTCTAAGACTGAAATCAGTTCCATCTTCAGTTGACCAACCGAAGATACCCATAATCCAATTTACTGCTGAATCAATAGGTGCAAAGATAATATCAAGAAGTCCACCTTCACCCACGATGCCAGTCCACATGGATGTAAGTGTTCCTACAGGGTCAGTGAATAATCCAACAACACCATCGTATATTCCAACAAAGAAATCTTTAATACTTTTCAGTGTATCAGTAACAAATTTACTGATAGAACCAAAGACTGAATCAGTAGACTCTAATCCAAATAGGCCTGCGAATAGATTATAAACACCAGTGATTAGATTGTCTATTGTATTAATAAAGAATGTACCTAAACTTCCAATTAGAGTTGTAATACCACCAAGAACATCTCCCTCTTGAAACTTTGTGATTGCGTCACCAATACCAGAAAATAGTTCTTTGACATTTTCAAACTGTCTGAGAAACACATCTTTAACAATATCAAATATTGGTTTTAGAATATTTTCATATAACATTACAAGTGCTGGGGCGATGTCCTCCACGAGAGTTTTTTTCATCTTCTCCCAATACTCACTATTCATAAATGCAATAAAGGCTGCAAGAGCGCCACCGATAAGAAGTTTACTCAATATACTTTTTAGTCCACCACCAAACTTTCCTGCCTTATCTTTTACTGCATTGGCAAAACTACCAGCAACACCCATAACTCCTTTTTCCACACCTTGAATACCATCCAATAGTGCGCTTGATAATCTGAAATTTTTACGTTTATCCTCAACTGCTGCGGCTGCATTTTTCACACCAGCTTTTGCACCATCTGCCAATAGTTTTAAGGGAGCAAGAATTGTTAGGGCAGGGTTATTTTTAAGAATCGCCTCTTTTTGTTCTCGCATAATTGCGGCAGTTTCATTTCTTGTTTGTTCATTCGCTTCTGCCGCATCAGTTCCATTATTAATTAACTGTTGCCTGATGGCCATCTGTTCTTTACGAGATTCCGCTACCGCCGTAGTATTCTTTGCCATTTGGGCTGCATCTTCTGCCGCCCTCTTTTTGGACGCCGCAACAAGAGCAGAAAACCCTTCTGCCATGGTTTTGGTTAAACCTTTAAATTCCTTATCGTCAGCCATTGACTACTTCCTATTTCTTTGCAGAGATTGCCTCTTTACCATAGAACGCTGCAACAATCGCTGCAACGGATACAAAGTAAACTGCAGCCATATCACCTAAGATTTTACCTGCTTGATCCAATCCTAACCATACTGCAATTACCACTGCAAATGGATATAACAACATTCCACTGAGAGCGAACCAAGCCATGTTTCGCTGGGCGTCCTGTTTCTTATCTTCATTTTCCATGTCGCTGCGTTTATCAGCGAGTTCAATCATTCTTTCTTCTCTCATCATTTCCTCGTCACTTACGACACCATCACCATCCACATCTAAATGTGAATATTTGGAGTCTATTTCTAGTTTCTTTGCAGCCATCTCATTCTCCTCTGCAACTATTTATCTCTTATTCTGGTTATTCATCGCCCGTTGACGTTGTTTTGTTCTTTCATCGTCTAGATGTTGTAATAGCAGAGAAACATATATCTCCCTCTCCCAAGGCAACATCTCTTCAAGTTCGGTTAATGAATATTGGTGATGTTGCATCAACTGGAAATTTAACCGATAGTAATTTTCCAGAGAATTATGAGAGAGGGCTACTAGAAAAAACTTTGCATACCCTCTAGAACAACTTCACCATCCACCCCTGTTTTGGGGTTCTTAACCTTTATCATATGTCTCACTTTAGGCATAGTATTAAAAAATTCTTGTACCCTTTCAAACTGATCGTGTGACATAGATTCAATAAATTCATCCAAATCATTTTTATCCATGTCTACTTTTTCGTAAACATTGTTACTATCATAAACCTGTCTAACACAAGACTTGATAACCTCAAAGGTTGATTCCATTTCATTATCTAAATCTAATTCTGTTACAGAATCAACTCTTGGGTAATCCATAATCAAACCGATTTCATCAGTCAACCTAATATTGGTATCGTGTCCAACTTCTTTATGACACTCAATCTTTGTTAAATCAACATCAACTTGCACTTTTGTTGTATTGTCATCTGGACAAGTTACCATCAGTTTTACTATTTCACCGACAGACTTTGCTCTTAGGTTGATAAAGATATATTCCAAATCAAAGATTGGTAATTTTTCTGCATCAACCTTTTCAAACGTACATGATGTGATTACATCTTTCACTGCTCTCATAATATCTTCACTCTTTCCAGCCTGTTGTGCTATCATCAGAGCCTTTTCTTCTTTTACAAGGAACGGACGATATTCAACTTTTTCACCAGTTGAAGGAAGCGTCAATTCAAATTTCGCCGAGGCGAGTTTTGGTAATGCCATAATATTTCTCCTATTGCATTATTAAATTAAAAGGGGCCGGATGTTGGATCAATTTCCAAACCACCATTCACCGACATATTTCTCCCTCTTTGTCTGTTTGCACTCAGTTCTACTGATGGTGCATATTTTTCATTTATTACTCTACCATTTCCATCAATATGAGTGTGTTCTTTAAAAACAAAATCAACATTAATTTGTCCTACTTCACCACTCTCCTGTGCATACTCAATTGCACCTATTGTTTTAGGATAACAATCCTGTAATCTTATACCAGCAGTTTTTTGATTATTTTTATCTAACTGATAAATGTCTATACTTCTTTTATAGTTATCATAATATTCAAGATTATATGAATCTGGTTTCACAATCATATCCATCCAGTTCATAAAGAATGTTCTTTCAAAGTGTGTTGTGCCTAGATAGAAATTCATAGAGACACTTTCTGCATATGTCAACCCCTGTGCCATCTGATATGTCGGGCCATATACATTTTCATTAGTAACAGTTCTCAAGTTCTTGCCAGGGATTGTTACATTTACAACTTTAAATGATACAAATCTATCATCTGAAATATTTGGATTTGCATCAAACGGTGAGATAATCATTACCTCAAACCTGTTTAAAAATGCAGGGCCACCCTTGTCGTAGAACTTAGAAATGAATTCCTGTAGTGCCATTATACTCTCCTAGGCTGATTAATAATTCTTCTAGAATCAGCATATACTTGTGTTTCTCTTGCTCTTACAAATCTTTGTACTGGTAACAGAACTGCAACCATCATTTCTTCTGCATCAATTCTACGGAATGTTCCTCTAACATGATCTGCGAGATATCTCTTTACAACTGGTTTTACAATTGGATTTCTTTTTATACGATTCCATGTCAAACGAATTCTTGTTGTTTCATCCATCCTATCATTTGTTGCGTATTCTTGTATTATATTTAACAGTTTCAATCTCATGGGTATTGATAGATAGTGAAAGTTTAAACCAACAAATCCCTCATTTATATCACCACCACCAACGGGCTGGATAGGTAACACAAGAGGGAACATATCATAGTAAGGAAGAACCTGTTTATTATTTTTGTATTTTGGATCATACATGAAAAAGTTCATGGTGCCTAAAGTTGGCCGTCCAGTTACGAAACCCTCACGCACCAGTTGTGCAGAAGGAACTTCACCTAGTTCCCTGACTTTATCACGAAACCAACGGATACTACGTTCCTTACCACCTGTCTTTTCTAGTATGCCTTCAATTATCTCTGCCATACTTGTATTTATACGTTTACCCCAGATGATCCTCAGTAAGTATTTTAAATTCCATCTGTCTATCTTTACAAAATTCTATTGCTGCTTCCCACTTTGCTTTGTTCACACCCCATGTACGGACTTCTTGAACAAATCGTGGTGTCTTACGTTTTGGGGTTTTAGGAGGGCCACATTGTGCTTTGGGTTTGACTTCTATCAACATCTTTTTGACAGAACCATCTTTCTGTTTTACCTTAACATAGAAATCAGGGAAGTAACGATGGCGTCTACCATCAAGGGGAGATACATAGGGTATGATAATCTCTTCACTACCCCATTCTAAAATGCTGTCATTCCTATCACAGTAAACCATGAATTTACGTTCCCAGAGACTCCTATAAATAATATTAGAAGGGTCTCCTTTGTATTTTCGTGGTTTTGATGGAATATATCTTCCTCTGTATGCCATGCCGATATAAATACTTTCACAATGTATAGGACTATTTAGAATGGCAGTTATACCTACAATCAAAAGAACAAATAGTGGTGGTATGGGTTCGCCCATGTTGACGTATCCAGAAACACTAGGAACTATGGATAGGCATAAACATTATGTCATGTTCTATATAAATCAAAATGCAAAGTCTA